CAACCCAGTCACCCGCACCTACACCGGTTTCTGGGACGGCACCTTCACCACTGCTTGGACCGACAACCCCGCCTGGATCTTCCGCGACATCGTAATTAACCAGCGATTTGGCGTTGCACGTTATGTACCAACCATCGCTATTGACCCTTGGTATCTCTATACCATCTCGCAGTATTGCGATGAGCTGGTGCCCGATGGCGCAGGCGGTACTGAGCCTCGCTTCACCTGCAACGTTTACCTACAAAGTCCCGGCAGCGTCTACGAAGTCCTCAACGCTCTTGCCTCTTGCTTCCGCGGCTTGGTTTATTACAGCCAAGGCAAGCTTTTCCTAACGCAGGATCGTCCCCAAAATGTCGTCCAGCAATTCAGTGAGGCCAACGTCATCCAAGAGGTGGACGACTCCGGTCAAGTCACCTCTCCGTGTTTTAACTACACAGGCACTGCCAAAACCGCCCGTAAAACCGTCGTACTGGCCAACTGGGACGACCCCAGTCAGGTCTATTCCAGCGTCAGCGAGTATCTCCAAGACGACACGCTCCTCGAGCGCTTCGGTTACAACCCCATCGATCTGCGGTTGCTGGGCGTCACCTCCCGCGGCCAAGCACTGCGGGCCGCCAAGCACACGCTGTTTTCCAACCGCTACGAGACCGAAAAAGTCAGCTTCCGCATTGGCGCCGAAGGTCTTGCCGCCAGCGTCGGTGAAATCATCCAAATCGCGGACCCCCTCAAACAAGGCCAACGCCTCGGCGGCCGGGTCACCGCCATCGATGGCAACGTCATCACGCTTGATGCAGTTCTCAATCTCAACCCGGCAATTGCCTACACGCTGGCGCTGGTAATTCCTGACGGGGACACGATTGCCAATCCAGACGGCAGTATTACTAATCACCCAAAACTACAAGAGGTCAACGTCCTCTCCTATTCGACAGCCGCTAGCGGAAACACAACTGTTACTTGCGACAGCGTTATCACCAGTCAAACAGGCGCCTTATGGGTGCTCGAGTGGAACGCGATGAACGCTGCGCTTTATCGCGTCATTTCCTTGGCAGAAGTGGATCCACTGGTCTATCAAGTCGAGGCCGTCCAATACAACGCCTCAAAATACGGCTACATCGACAACGACCTGCCGGTGGCGATCCCCAAGGACCGCTTCACGTTGCAGCCAGCACAGTCGGTCACGAACCTCACCGCCGGTCTGGTCTTTCGCAACAATCGCACCCAGATCGACGCCACTTGGCGCTCTCCTCAAACCGACGGCGCCGATAGCTTGCTTGTGCGCTCCTACTCCTACCAGTGGCGCAACGTCGGGGCTACAGAGTGGAGCGACATTTACACCACTAGCACCCCCAGCGCGGCAATTTCGCTTCCTGATCACGTCTTCGGTAACACCTACCAAGTACGGGTCGCCACAACTGACCGCCTTGGCAGGCAAAGCGACTGGGTTGTCAGCAGTGTGGCCGCATTCGAGGCCATCCCGAATCTCAGCGACCCAGCGTTCAACGCCGTCATCCGCCACCAAAACCAGCCCGACGGCACCCAGCTGCTGATCGTGGACGCGGGCATCTGCCCAGTACCCGAGCGCGTCAACGGCTATCGCATCTGGGCATTTCCCACCAACGTCCCCACCGTCATCCCTGGCGTCAAACCTCCCGAAGCTGACGGCTGGTACTTCCTCAGCAATATCCCGCTCACTGGTTACTACACCATCGCCTTTCACGCGCCCGGCGACTGGGAGATTCGCGTTGCCTTCACCAGCGCCATCTTCGGCGAAGCACCCAGCGACTACATCTACGACACGGTGGAGCGCAACGAGATCGTTCCGCCCACGCCCAACCTGTTCACCGTCGTCGAAAACACAAACAGCGGCCAGAAGCGTTTCAGCTGGCAACTGCCCCTGTCGAACTACGGCTCGTGGGACCAAGGCGTGGTGTCCGACGTGGTGTCCTACGAAATCCGCTACAAACAGGGCGGCCTCGTCAATAACAACCCGTCAGAAACGTGGAATCTCGGCATTCCGCTGTATTCCGGTGGCGTCTCCGCCCAACAGCAGTGGTTCGAGACCTCGCTGTTCGACACCGACGAATGGACCGTGATGGTCAAGTCGGTTGACGCCACGCAATGGCGCAGCGATGCCCCCGCAGCAATCCTTGTCAACATCGGCGCACCTGTTGTTAGCAATGCCGTTTACGACGAGTGCCTCAACACCACAACGTGGCCTGGTACATACATCAATCTTGAAATCAGCAATACTCGCAATCTGGTCACTCAAGACGATCTTTACTTGACCACTCAAGATGGAAGTTACATTACAGGCAACAGTGGGACCGCATTATTCCAGCAGGTAAACCCCGACCTCGATAGTTACTACATTTGGAATTTTGACAACAACTTCCTTGAAAGCGCCATACTTATCACCACCGTTGCGGATGCAACTTACCAACATAATATCGGAGCTTTAACCGGCGCAGATACCGTAATTTTTCAAGAAAACGGCAACGACATTTTTCAGGAAAACGATGATCAGATCTTTGCAGAGCAGCGCACGTATAGCACTGGCGTGCTGTCCGGTGAATCCTCAGGAATCCTGCACCCCTATGCGCCTTACGAAAAACTCATTGAAGATGTTTACCAAGTACAAACTTTAATTCGCAGCAATGACGGTATTAACCCTGGCGCTCTTACCAGCATTTGTTTTGAGTTGGATTACCCGGACGTAATCGAGTCACAAAACGACGTGAGCATCAGCAGTAGCGGTAGCGGCACTGCCATTCCGCTGCTCAAAACCTTCCGTGCCGTCAAATCGGTCCAAGTCACACTGCAGGACACTGGAACCGGCGCGATCAATGCAATTGTCCTAGCCAAGACAACTAGCAGCGTTACAGTGAAGTGCGTCAACAGTTCCGGGACAGCAGTGGCGGGCTTAATCGACATCACCGTGGTGGGTTACTGACATGGCCGGTCTACGGATTTCCCAGTTGCCGGTCGGGACAGCAATTGCCTCAGCTGATCTCTTCCCATTCAGCTCGGTCAGCGGCAGCGAAACCCGCAAGATTACCGCAGCCATCCTCAGCATTGCCCTTGGACTGCAGGGCAACTCCACCGGCCCCGCGCAACCTGGGACACCGGTCACCGGTCAACTATGGGTGGACACTAGCACCGACCCGCCGGTGCTCAAGACTTGGAACGGCGCCACTTGGACGATCATCAGCTTTCTGCCAGGCAGCTCGATCATCACCAGCCCCGCAGCAACGGGCCCGTCATCACCACAACTGGGCCAACTCTGGCAGGACACCAGCCAGACGCCTGATCAACTGAAGATGTGGGACGGCAGCAACTGGGTGCGTGTTGATCCACAAGGCATCACCCAAACTGCCGGCGATGCACGCTACCTACGGATCGTCACCGCCGCGAGTACTTACCTCGCCCTTAGCGGTGGCACGCTAACCGGCAACCTGACGCTGCCTGGTGTCCCAACCACCACCAACATGGCCGCCACCAAGGGCTATGTAGACACGCAAATTGCCGGAATCCCAGCAGCAACTGATCTGACGCCGGCTGGCACGGTTATTTACACAGCTCGCACCACCGCACCAACCGGCTATCTAAAGGCCAACGGTGCTGCAGTCAGCCGCACCACCTACGCCACATTGTTTGCAGCCATCGGTACGCTCTATGGCATAGGCGATGGAAGCACCACGTTCAACCTTCCCGACCTGCGCGGTGAGTTTGTCCGTGGTTTTGACGACGGACGCGGCGTAGACACCGGCCGCACTATGGGCAGCACACAGGCGCAGTCCTATCAAAGTCACAGTCACCCCATATCATCTGGCGCTGTTTTAAGTGGTTTTGATGCTGGCGAAAGTGGATCGCTGCGCAGCGGTTCTGGTGGAGCTGGCAGTTCCCCTGCTTACCAAAGCACTGACTTAGCGGGCGGCACCGAAACCCGGCCTCGCAACATCGCCCTGCTGGGGTGCATTAAGACATAAACGCCCATCAAACTAATCCCACTGGAGCAACACCATGGCCAACACTAAAATTACTGATCTAAGCGCTTATGCCGATCCGCTCAGTACCGATGTATTACCCATTGTAGACATTACAACCAATACAACAAAAAAAGTCAGTATCAGCACCCTATTAAAAGCTGTACCAGCTGGCACACTTGGGGCTCCCGGCATTGCTTTTGACGGTTTTGGTGCAAGTACGGGAATATATCAGCCAACTTTTGATCAGTTCGCCATTGTTACCTTTGGTTCCGAAGGATTACGGATTACAGGCGATCAAGTTTTGGCCTATAACCAAAGCACACCAGCGGCAGTCAATGCCACAGCAACACTTACAGTAGCCAATCTCAAGGCAGGCATCATCACTAGCACGTCAGCGGCTGCAACCGACATGACGCTACCCACCGGTACCTTTACAGAGGCTGGATTCAGTAGTCCCTACACCAACATGGCTTTTCAGTGGAGTGTCATCAACACGGGGCCTAGTTTGGTACGTGTTTTGGCAGGTACTGCTCACACCCTTGTGGGTTCTGGTTCGATTGCTACAGGCACCTCCGGTCGCTTTTCCTCACGACGTACAGCGGCCAACACCTTTGTTACCTATCGTCTGAGCTAATCAACCATGGCAGTCAAAGCAAAAACCGGCCTTTCCGGCACCATCCGCAAAGAGCCGGTGCCCAAAACCACCAGCATCGGCCAAGGCGCCCGCAGCCGTCCCAAGCGCCGCGGGCGTAAAAAGCTTCGTGGCCAAGGTCGCTAAGATTGCAGCATGGCTATCTCGCCCGGCACCTACAACATCAG